ATGGTATTGAGCCGAACACGAATAAAGAAAAATGCTAATAATTACTATAAATAGTTTTCCCATTTTTTTTAGTTGCTTTTAATACTTGTTTACGATTTTTAGAACTATAACTAACGTGAACCCAAGACGGATTTTCTTCGTTTCCAAACTCCCAAATTAGTTGGTCAAAGTTTAACTTGTCTTTAATAAAATTAAAACCCTTTGCACCAACTTTAATATCCATTGCTTCGCCTTTTGTATGTTGTGAAGTCTTTGAACCGCCTATCATTTTATTAACCTGTAAACTACGAAAACCCGAACTAATTTCTATTGGTGTATTTAGGTAAGTTCTTAATGGTTCAAACACGTTTTCACACAAAAGTTTTGCGGACGCAATTTGCGACTCATTCATTTGGTTGTTTATTCCGTGTGTTGTTGCCGTTAGTGAATCTTGAAATTCTGCTAAAGTAACGTGTTTTGATAAATTCATTTTAACTTATTAATGTCGTCTTTAACTTCTTTTGCTCGTGCAAATAATAACTTTGCCGACTGCCATAAATCTATTCCTTTAACGACCTTGTAATTTTCGTTGATAGACATTATTTCTATTGAAGCAAGTACCAACGCCAACACTTTTGTAAGCATTAATGGAACTGAAAAAAAGACCAAAATTATTTGGTTAAGAATAAAATAGTCTATTAAAAAAAATAAAATAACACACAACTCATAAAGTAAAATTTTAGAAATTATTGCTGAAAGTTTACGTGATGTTATTTCTTGTTTTAGGTGTTTAGCTTTCCAAATTCCTGTAGCTGTGTCTGCTAAAATCAAAGTAAATAAAAGTCCAAGTATTCCAGCTATTGGTAAAAAAAACGAAAAAATAATAGTTATAAGTTTCAACGCTGAATTTTTAGCCGTGTAAAGTAATAAATATAATTGTAGTTTCATAATTCTTCAAGTGCTTCAGTTAAACTGAAAGTTAAATATAAAAACAAAGTAACCCCTGCTAAATTAATGTAAGGTTCTTTTCCTTGAAAGATTAAAGAAAACGAAGTTAAAAAACCTGCTATAAAATATAAACTTGCTAAATAATTAGATTTCATTTTCTTCCGTATAATCTACATTAAACTCATTCTTTAATTTATCTACAAACTCTTGCTTGTCTTCAGTTATAAATGTATTTTCAAGTCCTGTTGCTAAAAATTGGTCTTCTATTAATTTATCATAATAGAATATTACTTTGTCATTGTTGTAAACTATATAGTATCTCATATTAAAGTCCCCCGTCTGTTATTGTCCATAATTTTGTCCCTGTTAAATAATTTCTTCCTGCAGTTCCTGCTGCTGAATGTTTTGCAGTACCAAATGTTATAGTTCTACTTGATTGTACTGTTACCCATCCATTATAGATAGCATCTAAATTGGCAGTAGAGAAAGTTGCAGGTGTTTTAGTTACCATAAAATTTGCAAAGTTTGTAACATTGGCTACATTTAAAGCTCCTAAATTTTGATTAAATGCAGTTGCATTACCAAACATTGAACTCATATTAGTAACTAATGCTGTATTAAATGATAAAGGTTGATTGAATGCATATGCATAATCAAACATATTACTCATATTTGTAACTACTGATGTATCCCAAGACAAAGGTTGATTAAAAACAAAGGCAAAATAAAACATTCCACTCATATTATTAACTGCTGCTGTATTCCAACTTCCAATGCTTGAACTACCACCATTGTTAAATACACCTGCATTAAAAAACATAAAAAACATATTTGTAACTGCACCTGTGTTAAAAGCCCCAACGTTTTGATTAAATGCTGATGCACCTTGAAACATACTACTCATATTTGAAACGGCACCTGTGTTGAATGACAATGGTTGATTGAATGCAGTACAATTTTGAAACATACTACCCATATTAGTAACTGCACTTGTGTTGAATGACAAAGATTGATTAAAAGCAGCTGCACCACTAAACATACTATTCATATTTGTCACTAATACTGTGTTGAATGACAATGGTTGGTTAAATGCTGTTGCACCACTAAACATACTACCCATACCTGTAACTAATGCTGTGTTCCAACTTCCAATATTTTGATTAAATGCAGTACAATTTTGAAACATAGAACTCATATTTGTAACTGCTCCTGTATTCCAACTTCCAATATTTTGATTAAATGCTGTTGCACTACTAAACATAGAACTCATATTTGTAACTGCTGCTGTGTTCCAAGAACTTATGTTTTGGTTAAAGTTAGTAGCACCATTAAACATATTACTCATACTTGTAACTGCTGCTGTGTTCCAATTTCCAATAGGTTGATTGAATGCAGTACAACCTTGAAAAATAGATGCCATTGTTGTAACTGCCCCTGTGTTCCAAGAACTTATATTTTGATTGAATGCACCTGCACTTACAAACACTCCTGTCATATTTGTAACGGCACTTGTATTCCAACTTCCTATGCTTGAACTACCACCATTGTTAAATGCACTTGCAGTAAAAAACATAAAAGTCATATTAGTAACTGCACTAACATTCCAACTTCCAATATTGCCATTAAAGTTTGTGCAATCCCTAAATGTAGAAGATAAATCAGTAGATGTTATTGTAGGAGCATCTGTTGCGTTACAAGTTAAATTTGTGCAACCCCTAAAAATAGAAGCAGTAGTGATATCTAAAACTCCCCAACTTGCAATATTTAATATCTTTAACTTATCTCCTGTATTAGCAAACTGCCAACCCGGCAATGTTCCTGTAATACTTATAGAGTAAGTTCCTAAACTTGCATAGGTATGAGTAACAGCAGCATCTAAATGATTTGTGATGGTACTTGTTGTTGCATCACCCCAAGATACTACAATATTTAATCCTGTTGATGTTGTTAAAGGTAATTTAAATTGTGTTGCTGTACTTGAACCTGAACTTGTGTTATTAGTATTAGCTGTAAAAGCAAATGGAGTTGAAGTTGCTATAATTATATTACTTGTTGCAGCTGTTGAACCTACTGCATTTGTAGCTGTTACTTGGCAAGTTATATTTTGTGATAAATCAGCCGACACTAAAGTATATGTACTTAATGTTTCTCCAAATATTTGTACTATACCACGATACCATTGATATGCAAAACTTGTTGGTGAACCGCTCCAAGTTCCGTCCGTTGTAGTTAAAACACTACCTACAGTTGTAGAACCTGAAATTACAGGAGCTACAGTATTAACAGGTGGTGTTGCTGTTGTTCCAATAATATCTGTACGCCCTGCGTCACTTACTGCATAAACAGAACCCCAACCAATAGCGTTAGTTGCTCCTTGTCCCCAACCTATTGTATTGTTAGCCGCTCCGTCACCCCAACCATTACTATTTGCCATTTTCTAATTTCTTTAAATAAGTTTTTAACTTAACTATGTTTACTTCTTTTGGTTTGTAAGTTTTTAAATGTACCATCCTGTATAATTATTGTTTGTGTCAGGAAACATATCGCTATTTGAATTTGTTGAGTATTCAGGAAACAAATTATTATTATTACTTATGTAGTCAATAAAACGTTGTGTGTAGTGTTGTGCTATTTGCGTTTCCTTTTCAATTAAAAAGTCTATTTCGCTTTTTTCTACGCTTGTTGAATTTTCGGAATTGTGTTTATAAACTCCTTTGTTTGAAATCGTGTAAGCTGCGAACGGCAAATAATACTTCATCGCTAAATGAATAAGCATTGGCTTTAAATAAACGGTTGTAAGCGTTAAATAATTACCCGACAACGTACTTGCTAATATGTCCGCTTTTATCTTGTTTAAAAGCTTCGTACCCGTAAAATTTTGCAAGTCTGTATCTTGTGCAATCTTTATATATTGAATAAAATTGTCCGTATCTACGTTTCCGTTTAACGAAGTAAATTTAACTAAATCTTGTCTTGTTATTAAAAGTGCTTCTGCCATTATTGAAAACGTTTGTTTGTAGGTAAAAAACCGTGTGTGTTTGGTATGTCAATTGGACGTGTTGCAACTAAACTTGGATTAGTAACTACATAACCGAATTTAGCGGCTTTTGCTTGTGCTAATTTTTTCGTGTTTGCGGTTATGTCTAAACCTGTTCCTTCAAAGACTGCATAAACTTGTTTATTCCACCTGTGGTGACAATTTCCACCGCCCTTATATAACCAAATAGAATAGTAGTCTGTTCCTTTTGGTCCCCAACCTGCGTTTACAACTTGTGTACTCATATTTAAAATATCTTCTTTACGGTAAATCTTATTTGCTGTAACCATTTGTGTACAAAACTCTCTTGGATTGTCCGTTACTTCTCCTTCGTATTTATAACGAACAACAAACTTTACTCCGTCAATTACTTTGTCTTGTTTACTTGTTATGTTTGGTCTTGCGTCTCCTGTAGAAACCAAGTTAACAATTTTGTTTAATAAACTTTGTTTAGGTTCTTTACTCAATAACTCATTTTCTTTATCATCGTTTTCGTAGTCAACTTGTTTTTCATCTATTAATAACCAATTTTCTTGTGGTTCTTCGCCTAAATCAATTAACGGGTTTGTGTGTGCGCTTAATTCTGTTCCTGTTTCTTCTGCAACTTGTTCTGCGTTTTGCGTGTTTTCCAAGTCCGTAAATTCAAGCGGTTGTAAAGTCTTAAAAAATAACTTTAATGCAACTCCGTTAAATGCTAAAATGCTATCAAAAGCGTCAAGTAGTTCTTCTTGAAATGGTCGTATAACCATATTGTCAAAAAGTACCGAACTATTTTTTAATTCGTCTGCGTTTGAACTAAACCCGTTTGTTGAAGCAACCCCAAATAATAAAGGTGATGTAATATTGTGTCCTAACATTATTTTCTTCAAACATTCTTCGCTTAAATACGTGTAGTGTTCTGGAGCGTC